ACTGATTTATTAGTTCAGTTGTTATTAGAACTAGATGCTCCAGCTTGGACAGGAACACTATTAAGAATCATTATTATATCATTTGCAGCTTTTAAACTTTATTATACCAACCCAGCCAATGTTATCAAGAGAAGAAAAAAATAGAAAGAAATTTAGTTATTTACTAATAATAGGATTAGTTATTTATATAATCTTACAAAGATCTTGTGCTCCAGATACTATTGTAAATGGTGATCCTCAAGTTTCTATAAAGATTGATACAGTGTATAAACATATAACTGACACTCTTATAAAGAATGTACCAGTTAAATCATTTATATATGTACAACCAGAAGGTCCACAATATATACCTACTAATGATTTAGATTCTTGTAAAGCTAATTTCAATAGACTCTTAAATGAGCATATAAAAAAGACTGTATACCAAGATACATTAAAACTAAATAATGACTTTGGAACAATAACAGTTATTGATACTGTATGGATTAATAAACTGTATGGTAAAAGAACCTATATACAGAATATCAACATACCTACAATTACAAAAACAATCACAAAACCTGAAGATCCTAAAAGACAATTGTATATAGGAGCTAACTTGTTTGGTGATAAAAAACAACTACAAGTCTTTACTCCAGGAATATTATATAAAACTAAAAAAGATCATATATACCAAGCTAATCTAGGTGTGAACTTTGATGGTTCTATAACATATGGTGGTGGAATGTATTGGAAGATTTCATTTAAAAAATAATAACCAATGGTAACAAGTGCACAATGTTTAAAGAAATGGGGTGACCCAGCAATTACAACTAATGAACTAAAATATATGACAGTTTGGGATGTACCTTCCCATTTAGAGATAGGAGTTATACCTAAAAAGTTGTATTGTAATAAACTTATGATTGGTCCATTAATGCAAGCTTTCTCTAATCTTATAGATAGAGGATTTGTTAAAGAGCTTAAAACATTTGATGGTTGTTTCAATGTTAGAAAAAAGAGAGGATTGACAAGTATGTCTTTACATTCATGGGGAATAGCAATAGATGTTAATGCTGCATGGAATGGATTAGGTAAAACTCCAGTGTTATCTGCAGGATTTGTAAAATGTTTTACAGATTGTGGATTCTACTGGGGAGGAAATTTTACAAGACGTGATGGAATGCATTTTGAATTAAACAATATATGAGCTGTATCTATATCATAACTAATATTGTAACTAATAAAGTTTATATTGGAAAAGCCAAATGTTTTAATTTTAGACAAAAAGAACATTTAAGAAAATTAAAATATGGAAAACATGTAAATAAACATCTTCAATACTCATATAATAAATATGGAAAAGATATTTTTACTTTTAATGTATTAGAGGAGTGTGAATATTCTTTATTAGATAATAAAGAAAAATATTGGATCTCTTATTATGATTCTACAAATGATTTAAAAGGCTACAATCTTACATATGGTGGAGAAGGAGGGGTAGGAACAAAAGAAACCAAAGAAAAACAAAGTAAAGCACATAATAGATATAAAAAAAGAGTATATGGATTTACTTTAAAAGGTGATTTATATAAAACTTGGGATTCTATAAAAGAATGTTGTAGAGAATTATTAACAAATCCTTGTGATGTAAGAAGAACTATTCAACAAAAACAATACAGTTGTAAAGGATTTATATTACAAAATGTTAATATTTTTGATAACAGAATAACACCATCTGAGAAAGCTAATTCAAGATTAAGAAATACAGATGGTACTTTTAAAAAAGAAATGCACTTCCAATTAAATAGAATATAATGGCAAAAGTAACCAACACAATAGAAAAAATAGCTAGACCAAAGGTTAAACGTCCTGGTGTACATGCAAAATCAAAAAGTTCTAAACTAAAAAGTAGTAAGTTATATAAAAAAGCTTACAACTCACAAGGTAAATAAAAATGAATGTAGTATTTCAAGGTCATGTAGCAACAGATGGTAGTACAAAAATAGTTTGTACCACTACTTCTTTGGTTATAAATAGTATTATAATTAATAATCTGGATGCTGCTTATACATTTAACTTAAGTAGATTCATGACTGGACCTGGTATACATGAAGTTCCTATATATGAATTTCAATTAGATGCAGGAGATTCTATAAGAGATCTTGAGGTTTACACTTTAGAGAATGGTAATTATTTACAACTAATATCAAGTGTTCCTGGAACAACTTTTTATATTAGTGCTACACAAACATAATGGTACAGATTCTAGATAAATATGGAAACACTTCAACTGACGATGGTAGAGTTCTTGTTTTAGATAAGTATGGTGCTATAAAAAGAGTTGGTGGTGGAGGAGGAGGTTCTCCCACTGGTCCTGCTGGTGGTGATCTTTCTGGAACCTATCCAAATCCTACAGTTACATGGACTAATGGATTAACTACATATAATAGTGTATACTTTGCTATACCAACAGGTACAATAAGTCAATACATAAGAGGTAATGGAACTCTTGCAACATTTCCAACTATACCAACTGTTGGTACTTGGGGAGCATTAAACTATCCTACATGGACTACAGGCACACCATTTGTTAAGATGACTGCTGCTGGTACATTTGCTTTAGATACAAATACATATGCTCTTGATTCAGATGTAGTTCATAAAACTGGTGATGAAAATATTGCTGGAGTTAAAACTTTTATAGGACCTACTAATAAAATTGTAATTGATACTCTTGATAATATAGGTATTTTTGCAGGTATAGGAGCTGTAAATAATGGAATTAATTTTTATTCTCAAAATCAAGGAACAGGTGTTGGGATTTATTCTGATGCACTTGGTGCTGGAGATGGTATAGTATCAAGAGGTTCAAGTACTGGTAGAGTTTTTGTTGGTAAAAATGGTGCAACAGAAACTTTAACTATAGATAGATTTGGAAATATAACAGCTAATAGTTTTATTAAAACAGGTGGTACAAGTTCTCAATACCTTATGGCAGATGGTTCTGTTACTACAGGAAGTTCTTATTCATTACCTATATCAACAGCTAGTGTATTAGGAGGTGTAAAAATAGGTAGTGGAGTTTCAGTTGCTTTAGATGGAACTATATCTGTATCTACAAACTATCAGGCTCCTTTAGGTTTTACTCCTTTTAAATGGATAACCACAAATACAACTCCAACTTTAGGTTCTGTTGTTGGACTTTCTGAAACAATAATAGGTACAGCTACAATACTTGGAGGAACTTTTAATAGTGGAGATGTAATGAAAGTTTTTGTTCAAACAAGTAAACCCTTAACTGCAAATAATGTTTCATATAGAATTAGAATAAATACTACTAATACGTTATCAGGAGCTGTTCAAGTGGGGTCATTTACCACTATTAATACATTAAGTTATGCTCCAATAACAAGAACATTTACATTAGCTGGAAATAACCTTATTGGTAATTTTGGTAATGCAGTGAGTGATTTAGCTAATACTGCAGGAGCTATAGGTTCAACCACTTATAATACAGCAAATACTCTTTATGTATTCTTTACAGTGCAATTAGGTAATGTTGCTGATTCTGCAACAATACATTTAATGACCATAACAAATTAAATTATGGAAACAAAAACAATAATAGAAACAGCAACAGGAAGAGAAATAGGAGCTACATATTCTAATGAATGTCAACCTACAGAAACTCTTGTTACAGAGATAAGAATAACTTGGTTTTTAAAACCTTATTTTAATTTTAATACAAGAGAGTATTATGAAGGAGCTACACAAGAAGAGCTTGATGAATATAATAAAGTTGAATGTCCAGCTGAAGTAGCATTGTGGAAAATCAGAGTTATTTTAAAAGTGATGCAATTAGAAGATGTAGTTGCCAATGCTTTAGAGAATTTAGAAGAACCAACTAAAACTGCAGCATTGTATATTTGGAGTTATGGAACAGCAATAGATAGAGATAGTCAAACTATAGCTTTCTTACAAAACGTATTACAATTAACAAATGAACAAGTAGATGAAATTTTTATTCAAGCTAATGCTTTAAAATTATAATTATGAAATTAACAGATTTAATACCAGACTTCTCAGCAGTACCAGGATTTTTAAAAATGCTTTCAGGTGGTATTACAGCTATACCAAAAGTTTTTAGTAAAAACTTCTTTAAACAAAGATATTATTTACATTTTTTTATATCTTTGTTTTTCACATTCTTATGCATTAGACTTATGTGTTTACATATGCATTTAGAAGATACACCTATATGGTTTAAAATCCTTATAGGATGGGCTGGAGCTTATGTAGTTAATGCAATAAGAGAAGGAGTTTTAGAAGATTTAGGAAAAGCTAAGTTTGATTGGTGTGATATACACGCTGGAGCTTATGGTGGAATAATAGGAACAATAATTTATACATATATATAATCATGAATATTTCAAGACAAATTGGATGGAGCAATGAAAGTAATCTTCTCTATCAAATATTAAAACAATTAACAAGACTAACATCTATAATGTTTAGTCTAAAACCTAATTATAAAGTGTATACAGCTTTATTAACACAGAGTGGTGGGGATATTAATAGAGAATTAAATAGTGGAGAATTAACAATTGGTATTACTTATAGAATAGAGGGAGGATTAAGAGAAGGAGATTTTACCAATGTAGGTGCTCCCAACAATGAAGTAGGTACTTATTTTGTAGCTACAGGAACAATACCTGCAAGCTGGGGAATAAATGAAGGATTTGGTGCTATACTTTCTTATAACGAAGGAGCTCCAGTAGTAACAGTGTTAGAGAATACTATTGGGAATATTTGGTTTACTTATGCAGATATTGGTAGATATAATATAAACTCTAATGTATTATTTACTGATAATAAAACATTTATCAATGGAGCAAGTTTGTTGTCTAAACCTATTTTTAATAGAATGATACTTGATGATGCGTCAGGATTTGGGGAACAAATAGGATATTTTTTATTATATTCAGGTAATGAAAGAATAATATTAAGAACTATAAGTGATGCTGAAACTTTTTCTGATGATGTTATAGATAGTCCTATTTGTATAGAAATAAGAGTGTATAACTAATAAACATAAAAGAAACAATGGCAATACCTTCAAAACAAATAGGTTGGTCTCAACAATCCAATCTTTTATGGGAAATATCAAAACAACTTGATACAACAATTAATTTAATGTGCACAGGACCTTGTCCTACTACAACAACTACAACTACTGCAGCACCATAAACTAATAAACACACAATAATAAAATATAATAAACCAACTACATTATGAGAGATTTAAAATTCATCCAGAGCTGTCCAAGTGATATTTATTATACATGGCAAGTTCATTTATGGCTTGAGAGTTTAAAGGAGATAGGACATTCTGATAAAGCTATATCAGTGATTTTTACTCCTAAAGGAAGAGAGAATAGAACTAAATGGAAACAGATAGAAGATTTGTACCCAGAAGCTGAATTTCATTTCTATGAAGATGAAGATAACTTAAATAGATTAATAGGAATCTATATACCTGTTTTAAGACCTTATGTTCTTTGGAAGTATTTTAAAGAGAATCCTAGAAGAAGTGCTGATGCAATATTTTATTGTGATTCAGATATACTTTTTACAAAAGATTTCAATGTGGATCAATTTTTGGAAGATGATGTTAACTACTTATCAGATACAAATAGCTACATCAATGCTAAATATTTTGATAGTAAGATTAAAGATGTTCTTCCTGAAAAGTTAGAAGAATATAAAGCTAGAGATATACTTGGAGAATTAACTAGTATTATTGGAATAAACAGAGAAATCTGTGAAGCTAATAATGAAAACTCTGGAGGAGCACAATATCTTTTAAAGAATGTTGATGCATATTTTTGGAGTAAGGTTATGAATGATTGCATCATTATAAGAACATATTTACAGAAAGTAAATAGAGAGTTCTTTAAAGATGAAAACTCAGGGTTCCAAAGTTGGTGTGCAGATATGTGGGCTGTTCTTTGGAATATATGGTTAAGAGAACAAGAAACTAAAGTGGTTGATGAATTAGCTTTTGCTTGGGCCACTGATCCAATTGTAAAACTAGATACACATACAATTCTCCATAATGCAGGAATAACAAATACAATGATGGGACATCCTTGTTTTTACAAAGGTAAATATCATATGGGAATGGACCCAATGAAAGACCCTCATTTAGATGTAATACTTAAAGATGAGAAATCACAAAAATATTGCACTTGGTTTTACACCAAGAAACTAAATGAATTAAAAGAAAAATATAAACTTAATTATTAATAAACAAAAAACAAATTATTATGACACCAAACAAACGTGACTTAAAAGCGTATGCTCGCTTTGATGGAACTGGTAGAATTGTACCAGGAAGTTTAGTACTTAGACGTTCTAAACCAAAAGTAGGAAAATGGAAAGAAGTAGATACTTATGAATGCTGTAATGTATTACAAACTCCTGTATTAGTAACTATTGAGGGTACTTTCCCTTACACAGCTGCTAGTATTGAAATTGGACCAGAAGATGGTAGTTGGTATCAACCTTTAACTTCTTTTACAAGTGCAGGTGCTTCTGATATTAATGAATTAGCTGCTTTATATGGTAGTCAACTTTCAAACTTAGGAACATTTAAAGTGGTAAATGGTGATCTTTATTGGACTCCTAGTACACAAATTGCTGAGTTTTACAAAGGTAATAGTACCACTGCATTATATGCTAGTTCATTTGAAGACTAATAAAAATAAAAACTATGAAAAATTATTTTGCACTTAGTACTGAAGAAAAATCAGCATTAGCTAGAGAAAAAAGATTTGTTCCTGAGCATTTTGTAAAAGAATCAGATTCTACAACTACTACATCTACAACTTTAAATCCATAAACATGGCAATTAAATCCCTATTTCCAGAAGATATGATGGAAGGCAAAGGAAGTTCTAGTCTTACACTAGAAGTTATAGCTGGAAAACTTTCATATTTTTATGAAGAGCTTCATTTATTACATTTTCAAACAACATCATTTGCTGAACATTCAGCTTTAGGAACCATTTATGATAAAGTGGGTGATTTCCAGGATGAGATTGTAGAAAAGATTATGGGATATACAGGAAAAAGAGTGAGAGCATATAAAATTGATGCTCTTAAAGACTATTCTGCAGGTATGCCTAATCAAGTGGTAAAAGAGTTAGTTAGCTTTGCTAAACAATTAGAAGAGTATGCTGAAGCTAATAATATGCCAGACATTGAAAACATAGCTCAATCTTTAAGTGGAGAGGCTAGTCAAACATTATATAGACTTACTTTGTCATAATGGAGATAAACAGAAAACATTTTCCTAAAGTGATGCAAGATAATGATGAAGTTTTTCTTGCACACTTGGAAGGTGTAATCTCTTCAGTGGATGAATTATGTAGTCTTGAAATAACAAAGAACATAAATTCATATAGATTTAGAATAGCAGCAAGCCTTCCTAAATATAACAATATGCTTATAGAAGAAATCTTAAAGTTTTGTAATATGTTTAAGATAAGACTTGATATGAGCAAGAGTATAAAAACAACAAGCGTTATTACGTTTGAAATAAATTTAGATTAATATGGCAACATTTATAAAAGCTGGTTTCTGGGATGAAAGAAAATTAGCACCAAAACATTGGTTAAACCTAACACAATTAATCACTAGTATAGTTGAAACTTTAATTCCTCCAACTCCTACAGCCCCATATAAAGTTTATACAGCTTTGTTAAATCAGACTGCTACTAATAATCCTACTGCTGCAGTTTTAGAAAACACAACAGGAGGTACAA